CGGCATTTTAATTTCAAACGCAACACTTGACGCAACAACAGTTGCAACATACCCAACGGCTGCTGAACTACTTGGAATCACCGCACGCGGTGCAGCAAGTGTTTATGGCGCAACCGCAGGTCTTGCAAATCCATTTGCACGCAACATGATCGTTTCAACAGGTCAGTGGTCAAACATCATGGGCTTGAACGACGCAGGTCGTCCAATTTACACCGCTTCAAATCCAATGAACGCTGGTGGCGCAGTAGTGCCAACATCACTTCAAGGAAACGTCGCGGGCTTGAACCTATACGTTGACCCAACAAACGGTGGCGACGGCGACGGAACAATCTTGGTTGTTAACCCAGACGCTTACACATGGTACGAAGGAACTTCATACCAGTTGCGCGCAGAATCAACCGCTGACGGTTCAATCACAGTCGGTGTTTATTCATTCGGTGCAGTTGCGACAAAGATCGCAGCGGGCGCGTTTAAGAATAACAAGGCGTAACAAAAACAAACTAATCATGCGCTACGGTCACTCCCGAACGTAGCGCAGCAGTCGAGAGGAACGGAAATGCCAAGTATTGTGTCAACGGCGCAATTGCGCAGCGTGCTTGGCGTTTCCGTTTCACTTTATCCAGACAGTTATCTGGACGAGATTATCAACACCGCCGAAGCGGTTATTTTGCCAATGCTGGTTGCAAACACTTCAGCAATTAACGCTTACAAACTAGAATCAAACGTTGCGACGTATTACACGCAACGCGCACATCATTTCGTTGCTGGTCAATCAGTGGTCGTTGCTGGATTACCAGCACCCCTTTCAGCAACTGTCACAGTCGTTGACGTTAAAGAATTTCATTTTACCGCAGCAATTACCAGCGCGAACATCACATTGCGTGACATTATTCCAACAGGCACGGCAACACTTTCAGGCTATTCCGCAGCTGAAATCTACGCCAACAGTGCGCCAATCGAATCAGCCGTGCTTGCAGTCAGCGTTGAAGTTTTCCAATCACGCGTTGCAGCAGGCGGCGAAATTCAAGGCGTCGATTTCGCTTCAACGCCTTACCGAATGGGACGCAGTTTGACCAATCGCGTTTCGACCTTGCTTATGCCATTTTTAGACGTTGAAACCGTGGTGCAATAGTGCCCGCCAATTCCGTCGCCGAAGCCCGTGCAGATTTAGCAAACGCGTTTGCAGGACTAGCAGCCAACATTTACCCAAGCGTCCCAGAATCGCCAATCCCGCCCGCCATTGTGGTCGTGCCTGATACGCCTTACATGGAAGTTGTTTTATTGGGCAAGTCACAAACAAAAGTCAAAATTAATTTTGCGATCAGTGCCATTGTTGCTTCGAATAGCAATGCTGCGTCACTGGACAATCTGGAGAAACTCATCATAGGAATTCTCGCTGCAATGCCAGCGGGATACGTTGTCGGGGTCGTTGAGAAACCGACGGTGCTTGAAGTAGGTCAATCACCAATGCTCGTCGCAGACATTAACGTTTCAACTTATTACACACAAACAACATAAGGAGTAAAAATGCCAACAACAGTAATAACTGGGCGCGACGTCACCTTTACTATTGGTGGCAATAACTACGACGCCCAAGCAACGAGCGCGGTGCTATCTAATAGCCCAACAATCGAGACTTACCAAACTTTAGACGGAAAAGTCTACCGTCACATTGACGACCAATTTACGTTCGACGTCGAAATGCTTGCAGACTGGGGCGCAACTGGTTCACTTTGTGAGGGTTTATGGAATGCAACGGAATCAGCACCAAACACAGGAATCACGACAGTGTTGACCGCAGCAAGCGGCGCGACATTTACTTTCCAAATTCTGCCAGCGTTCCCAAGTGCAGGCGGTACTGCACCAGACGCGCAGACAGTGTCACTATCGTTCACCGTTATCGGCACACCAGCCGAAGCGTTCTAAACCAAACAATCGGGAGACAAAATGAAACTACCAATAACAATTGAATACAACGACGGGTCGCAGGCTACTTTTACAGCTGCGCCACCCGAGTGGGTAAAATGGGAAAAGCAAACGGGCAACACAATTGCCCAGGCGCAGGAAAAAATCGGAATTTCCGATTTAGTTTTTCTCGCTTATCACGCCATGAAACGTGAAGCCGCTGGCAAACCAGTGAAGCCAATCGACGCATGGACGGAGACAATCGCTGAAGTGATCGTCGGTGAAGCAAACCCAAAAGTTACCCAGTCGGAAGCCTAAGCAGAATCGTTTGGGAGATAGCCTTAGCAACGGGGCTATCGCCTAACGAATTTGAATCAGCTGAGGACATTCTTACAATAATCGAAATTTTGGAAAGGCGCGCAAATGGCTAAGGAAGCAATTTCCTACGACAAAGCGGAATTGCGCGCCATTCTAAGATCATTCAAAGCAATGGACGACGAAGCAACTGACCAGGCAAAAAAGATTACGTCACAATTGGCTGATTATGTTCGCGGCAAAATTATTGACGCCGCTGGTCGGACAAACAACCGATTAGATGACCGCGTTGCAGCGGGTGCAAAAGTTTCAAAGTCATCAAAGATTGGCGAAATCAGTTTTGGTTTTGCTGCACAAAAGTTAAGTGGTGGCGGCACGACGCAACAACTTTGGGGTGGTGCTGAATTCGGTTCTAATACTAAGAAACAATTTCCAGTTTGGTCTGGTCGTGAAGGTCGCGGTTCACGCGGCTGGTTTATTTATCCAACTTTGAGAAGTGCGCAACCTGAAATTGTTAAACAATGGGAGCAAGCATTTTCCACGATAGTTAGGAAGTACACCTGATGGCTGGTAGTCGCACCCTTAAACTTTCGATTCTTGGAGATGTTGACGGACTTAACAAATCGCTGAAAACCGCCACGGGCGACGTTGACACTTTTGGCGACAAGGTTGGCAAGGCAGGCGTTGCAATTGGCAAAGCGTTTGCCGCAGCTGCTGCGGCTGCTGGTGCTGCCGCAATTGCAATTGGTATTGAAGGCGTCAAGGCTGCAATTGCTGACGAAAAGGCACAAACACAATTAGCACTTGCATTAGAAAATGCAACGGGTGCAACTGAAGCACAAATCGCAGCAACTGAACAATCAATTCTGCAAATGTCATTGGCGACTGGTGTTGCTGATGATGAACTGCGCCCGGCACTTGGTCGCTTGGTTAGATCAACTGGTGACATTACAAAGGCGCAGGATCTCTTGGCAATTGCTCTTGATGTCAGCGCAGCAACTGGCAAGCCAGTCGAGGCAATTGCTAACAGCCTGAGCAAGGCATACGACGGGAACACTGCCGCCCTGGGTAAATTGGGCGTTGGCTTATCGACCGCTGAACTCAAAACAATGTCATTCGAGCAGGTTCAAGGTCGCCTTTCAGAATTGTTTGGTGGCGCAGCCGCTGCAAACGCTGACACTTACGCAGGAAAAATTGCACGCGTTCAAGTGGCGTTTGATGAGGCAAAAGAAACCGTGGGCACTGCATTGCTTCCAATTCTTGACAAACTTTTGCAGTTTATTAACAAAAGTGCGTTGCCAGCAATTAACGCATTATCAGGAGCGTTCAGCCTGACTGAAGGTGACGGGTTTGGCAAGGTAATCACTGACGTTGCAAACACAATTAAAAAAGTCGTGCAACCAATTTTTGAAGGCGCAAAATCGGTGTTCGACAGTGTAAAAAATGCGATCATGAATAGCAAGGACGAATTTGCTGCATTCTGGGAAGTGGTCAAATTCATTGCACCGCTTATCGGTAAAGTCATTGGACAACAACTGCGCGCAATTGGTGACATTGCTGAAATTGTTATCACGGTTATTGCTAAGGTTTTGGGTGCGATCAAACCATTGCTAAACACTGCCATTGACGGAATCAATAAAGTCATTACAGGTTTAAATCTCATCAAACCAGGTTCCGACATTCCTTATTTACCGAAAATCGGTGCGGCTTCAACTTCAACGGGTGCGCTTGGTAATTTTTCAATGTCAACTGGTGGCGTTATGACCACCACGGGCGTGACCACTGGTGGTGGCGGCGGCGGCGGCGGCGGTGCTGGAACTACTGGTTTGACTGGCGGCGGCGGTGGCGGCGGCGGTGGTGGATCAACTAGCGCGGTTGCAGTAGTTGCAAGAAAAGCAGCTGAAGCGGTCACAAACATTGCGGGCGCATTTGATAACTTCACTAGCGGCACGACTAGCCTTGCAGGCATTGAAGCCGCTTCAACACGCGGATTCCCATTCGGCACGTCAGGGGTTAACACGAACACACTTGCGGGCATTTTGGCGGCTTCAGCGCAACCAAGCGTTGTCGTCAATTTCAACGGCGTAACGACTGACCCTGAGGGCACTGCGCGCGTTTTGGTGGACACACTCAATAATTCATTCTACCGCGGCACGGGCGGCGCTAACAGCCTTCAATTCGCATGACGCAGTGGAATCCCGTTTGGCTGGTTGAAATCGACGGCGTTGCTTACACTGACGCGGTTTTGGCTAACCTGGTCATTCGCAGCGGTCGCACCAACATTTATGAGCAGGCGCAGGCGGGTTACGTCAATCTCCAATTGTTAGATGTAAATCAGACGGCAATTCCCGTTTCAATCAATTCGACAATTGGCGTTTCAATAAAAGATACGTCAGGGGCATTTGTTGCCATTTTTGGCGGCAACGTTGTTGACATTGGTTTGGAAGTCCGCGACGTGGGTTCAAGCACTTTCACGCAGACTTATAACATCACGGCATTGGGAGCATTGGCGCGTTTGCCAAAAGTCATTTACACCGACGCACTTGCCCGCGATTTTGACGGCGATCAGATTTTTGAAGTTTTGCAATCAGTTTTGTTTGGTTCATGGGCTTCAGTGCCAGGTGCGTTGACTTGGGCAACCTATAACCCGACAACAACCTGGGCAAATGCCCAAAACACGGGTTTGGGCGAAATCGATCGTCCAGGCAATTATGACCTTGCAGCGCGTGGCAGTGGACAAGATCCAATTGACGTTTATTCGCTTGTCTCAGCATTGGCAACGTCAGGGCTAGGCTATTTGTACGAGGACGCACAGGGACGAATTAACTATGCCGATTCAACCCACCGCACCAATTACCTTGCAGCAAACGGTTACGTTGACCTTGACGCAAATCATGCCCGCGCCGCAGGACTTAGAATTCAAACCCGTGTCGGTGACGTTCGAAATGCAATAACAATCAAGTACGGCGCAAATAGCCAAAACGACGTTTCAGACAGTGACCCAGCGTCAATTGCGCTTTATGGCAACCTTGCACAAATCATCACAACGACATTGCACGACGCAGCTGACGCCAACGCGCAGGCTGCGTTCTATTTGTCATTGCGTGCGAATCCGCAGCCAATTTTTAGTCAAATTCGCTTTGACCTAACAAACCCAGAATTGGACGACGCAGATCGCGACAACCTATTGAACATTTTCATGGGTGAAGCCATTGCGCTTAACAACCTACCGTTGAACATGTCGTCGGGTACTTTCCAGGGTTTTGTCGAAGGCTGGTCATTCCAGGCGTCTTACAATCAACTTTCGGTCACTTTGTTGCTTAGCCCGCTTGCCTACTCATTGCAGGCAATGCGTTGGAATGACGTGCCAGTGACTGAAACATGGTCAAGCGTGTCGCCGACTTTAGACTGGGCAAATGCCACAATAGTGGCGTAGAAAAGGGGAACAAATGACAAATCCAACAAGCAATTTTGGCTGGCAAATGCCAACGTCGAGTGACCTAGTCACTGACCTTCCAGCCGATTTTGAAGTTTTTGGTCAGGCGGTTGACACGTCACTGGCTGATCTTAAAGGCGGCACAACTGGTCAGGTGTTGAAAAAGAATTCAAACACTGACATGGATTTTGTTTGGGGCGCAGATTCTGCTGGCATGACTAACCCAATGACAACAACAGGCGACACGATCTATTCATCAAGCGGATCGACACCCGCACGATTGGGCATTGGTTCAACTGGTCAGGTTCTAACCGTTGCAGGTGGTGTGCCAACATGGGCAACGGCATCAGCTGGTGCAAATTGGTCATTGCTAAACGCGGGCGGCACTTCACTAAGCGGCGTTGCAACAGTTACAGTTTCAGGAATTAGCAACAAAAGCCAAATTTTAATTATTCATCAAAACGCAAAAATGGCAACGGCTAACGGAAGCGTATCTTTAAGAATCAATGCTGACACTGGAACAAATTATGATTACCGCACTCAAGTTTTTGTTCAACCTGGAACTAGTTATGCAACATCAATTTCAAGTTCAACCGCGCAAAATAATGGCGATCAAGTCATTTTGGGCGGTCAAGCAAACAGCACTGGTTCAAATGCATTTGTTAACGGATACGCCTTGATTAGCGGTGCAAGCACTTCAGGCGTAAAACCAGTGTTTATGGCAAGCGGCGGCGCAGATGACGGTGGCACAGGTTTCCAGGCAATGAGAATTGGCACTGCA